CCTCAAACCGTGTGCTTATCAATATCCCACCGAACCACGCCAAGTCAATAACGATTACGGTTGACTATGTGACGTGGCAAGTTTGCCGCAACCCGAACTTCCGAGTTTTGATTGTATCCCAAACACAGCAATTAGCTGCTGACTTTCTCTACGCCATCAAGCAAAGACTGACACATCCAATGTATGCAGATCTGCAAAGTGCTTATGCTGCTGGCGTAGGGTTTAACTCTAAGTCTGCCTCTTGGCAGGCAACCCGCGTTACCTTCGGTGATGAACTCCGTGAGTCATCTGAAAAGGATCCGAATATCGAAGCCGTCGGTATCGGCGGTCAGATCTACGGTAAGCGTGCAGATATGATTATTGTAGATGACGCGGTCACCTTAAAGAACGCCAATGAGTTTGAAAAGCAGATCCGCTGGTTAACCCAGGACGTACGATCTCGTTTGAACCCTACTGGTAAATTGATTATTATTGGAACTCGTGTAGCCTCGGTTGATCTATACCGCGAGCTACGCTCTGAAGACCGTTATCCCGGTGGACAGGTTCCTTGGAAGTACTTGGCAATGCCGGCACTTCTTACCGCTGATGAAGATCCTGAGAAGTGGGAAACCCTTTGGCCTGCCTCAGATGCTCCATTTGATGGACAACTAGAAGCCGATAAAGACGAAGACGGTTTATATCCACGCTGGTCTGGTCGTAACTTATATAACGAACGCCAAGCGATGGATGCTTCTACCTGGGCTTTAGTATATCAACAGCAAGATGTTTCTGAAAACGCTACCTTTGATCCTGTATGTGTTAAGGGATCCATTGACGGTATGCGTAAGTCAGGTCGTCTAGAGCCGGGCTACCCTGGACATCCAAAAGATCTAAGTGGCTTTTCTATTATCTGCGGTATGGACCCAGCTATCGTCGGAGATACCGCAGCAATCTGTTACGCGGTAGATCGCAATACCAATAAGCGCTACATCGTAGATGCTATGAAGGTAAGCCGTCCATCACCGCAGCAGATCCGCGACATTATCCTTAACTGGACTTCGCTTTACTCACCTAGTGAGTGGATTATTGAGAAGAACGCTTTCCAGGCTTTCTTAACTCAGGATGAAGGCATCCGTCAGTTCTTGCAATCACGCGGAGTTCTATTAAAAGAACACCATACTGGTAGCAACAAGTGGGATTCAGGCTTCGGTGTGGCATCTATGGCTACCTTGTTTGGTACTAAGCAGGTAGATGGCAAGCATCATCGAGATAACTTAATACATTTACCTAGTGACCAGACTGAAAACGTCAAGGCTCTTATCGAGCAGTTGATTACGTGGACACCTACCACTAAGGGTAAGACAGATATGGTTATGGCACTTTGGTTCTGTGAGATCCGAGCACGCGAAATGCTCAACTTCGGTCAGTACGCCAGCCACCATATGAAGAATCCATTCCTATCCCGTCGTGAGATAGGTAAGCGAGTAGTAATTAACATTGACGAAATGCTCGCAGAGCAGAATAAAACATTCATCTAAGGAGCAATAATGCCTACAGCAAAGAAGCCAACACCTAAAGCAACAGTAAAGCCAAAGCCAAAGGCAACTCCACTTTCACAATCAGAAAAGGCTTTTATCGCTGGTCAAAAGAAAAAGGCTCAGATTACTAAGAAGACCGGCGTATACCCAAACACTGCAAATTAAGGAATACCATTGTTAACAGTTAAAGAGATTGACGCGAAGCTATCGCGCTTGCGTACCAAGTACGCTCCACGCGATCAGCGTATGCGCGACGTTCTCTCTGTACGTCAGGGAGACTTGTCCAAAGTATTCCCTTCGATGTTCTCCGAGGATTACCCAAAGCCGCTAGTTGCTAACTTCATTGACGTTGCAGCACGCGACTTGGCTGAAGCCGGCGCACCAATGCCATCCTTTAACTGCTCAGCAACTAATATGGTTTCCGATGCTCAGCGCAAGGCTGCTGATACTAGAACTCGTATCGCTAACTATTACGTTTCATTCTCAGACCTAGCGTTGCAGAACTACAACAACGCTGACTGGTATAACACTTACGGTATGTCTATCGGTATGGTAGAGATGGATTACGAAGGAAACAATCCTCGTATCCGTATGGTTGATCCTACTGGGGCTTACCCAGAGATTGACCGCTTTGGTCGCACCATCTCACTTACCCAACTCATTATGTCTGATGCTGACACGCTATCAGCGCAGTTCCCAGAGTTTGCAGATCAGATATTAAAGAAGAACAACTTCCAACCTGGTTCTCCTTATATGACAATGATCCGTTATCACGACGCAGAGCAGGATTTAATCTATCTTCCTGATCGTAATAACTTAGTTCTATCTCGTGTACCAAACCCAATAGGCAAGTGCCTAGCCCGTGTTCGTATTCGTCCATCTTTGGACAACCAAGCACGCGGTCAGTTTGATGATGTCTTGGCTGTACAACTTGCTCGTGCTCGTTTTGCTATCTTGCAGATCCAAGCCGCTGAGAAGTCAATTCAAGCACCTATTGCTATTCCACAAGATGTACAAGAACTAGCCCTTGGTCCTGATGCGATTATGCGTTCTGCTAATCCACAAGGTATCCGTCGTGTAGGTCTTGAACTTCCTGCAGGTGTCTTTACTGAATCAGGAGTCCTTGAGCGCGAACTACGTCTCGGTGCTCGTTATCCTGAATCACGCTCTGGTCAGATTGACGCATCTGTTGTTACCGGTCGCGGTGTGCAAGCACTACAGGCTGGATTTGATACACAGATCAAAGCAGCACAAGCACAGTTCGCTCGACTCTTTGAAGAACTACTTGCACTCTGCTTTGAAGTAGATGAGAAGATCTTCGGATCAATCCAGAAGACGATCAAGGGAACAGACGATGGAACCCCATATACACTTAAATACATTCCATCCCGCGACATCAAAGGCGAGTACGGCGTGGATGTTCGCTATGGCATTATGTCTGGTATGGATCCTAATCGCGCTGTCATCGCTCTACTTCAGATGCGTTCGGATAAGCTCGTTTCCAGAGATTACGTACGTCGAGAGTTACCGGTAGAGATCAATGTTACGCAAGAAGAACAACGTGTGGATATTGAAGAGATGCGCGACTCCTTACGCATCGCGGTCGCACAGTACGCGCAAGCGATCCCGCAGATGGCGGCACAGGGTCAAGACCCGACACAAGTTGTTACTCGCATTGCTGAAGTTATTTCAGGCCGTCAAAAAGGACTTTCATTAGAGTCCATTGTAGAAAAAGTATTCACTCCACCAGCACAACCAGCGCAACCTGAGATGCAAGCACCAGGTATGCCTCCTATGTCTCCAGCAGCAGGTGCGGCCCCCGCCCCTGCCTCGCAGCAACCTCCACAAGAACAAGGTGGTACGGCCCCTGCTGCTGGTCAAAAACCTGATATAGCCACACTACTAGCCGGTATCACCGGTGCAGCATAACCGAGGGAGGTGCAAAAAATGAATAAAGGATCACACGCTCCAGCTCCAGTTCAACCAGTTAAGGTTGACACTAAAGCAGGATCTGTAAAGGGAGGCAAAGTTGACTTCGGTTACGCTCCAGCAGGTCGCAAAGGCAAGAAGGCTTAATAACTACTGAAAGGTGTACAGGGTGATGGAAGATGAAAAGATACGTCGCCCTGTACGCTGGACAGATTTCTTAGTTATATTTACAGAAACACTTTTTAATTTATCGCAAGTAGCACAAACATTCTTCGAGTCATTATATGAACTCAGTATCTATAATGCTAATAGAACAACTCAAACCCACAAAGCGTGGGAAAAGATGTCACAAGATTTAGAAACATTACAGGAGGAAACAGATGGCTGATAACCCAATAGCGGGTGTTTCTGGTCCTGGATCCTACTCAAAGCGCACCGATGTTGGAACACCAGAAATGAAACTAGGTTCTATCGCTTACGGCGAAGGTAAAGAAACACAGGCTATTAAGTCTGGCGCACCTCTTGCTTCATCTCCAGATGTAACCGCTTCACAGGCTCCAGCTGTACCACGCACTCCCTTAACTCCACTTTACGCACCAACTGAGCAACCAGATGTTCCTGTTACAGAAGGAATTGATATGGGTGCAGGTGCAGGCTCTGAAGTCTTAGCGCTTCGCCAACCAGATGACACAAACTTTATTGCATCTATTACTGCATACAAGCCAGTACTTAACTTTATTGCAGATCAACCAAACACTTCGCCAGAAACACGTGCAGCGATCCGTCAGTTATGGGATAGCCTGTGAGTTTATGGAACAGAATTGGTGATATTGCTACAACAGTAGGTAAGACGGTAGCAAGTCCTGTAACCAACCTTGCTAAATGGGGTGGAGAAGTTGCTGGCGGTGTTGGAAGCGCAGCACGTTTTGCTTGGGATGTAGGAACTGCTGCTTGGAACGACGCTGAAGAATACAATGGCTTCATTCAACCGTTTAAGACTGCTTCAGAAACAGAAGGCAAGGATATTGTTAAGCCTTTAGCATCTGCTGCTGGCGCTATTATGAAGGTTCCTGGTGTTCAACCAGCACTTGAGCGTATTAGTTATATTAACCAAGAATATATCCGTGAGCCACTTACAACATTTGTTTTGGCAGAAGCGGAAATAAAGAAAAAGACTCTTGAAGGCACTGCCCCACTTCTTCCAGAACTTCTATACTTTGATCCTAATCTATGGCGTAAAGCCTACAAGGGCGCACAAGATGTTTCAATAGGTCAAGCAATCGTGGGCGCAGGTCGCTCATCGTATGATCCAAAGTTTAATATTTATGATCCTGCTCAACGCGATGCAGCATTTAAGAAAAGCGCTTGGGGTAAAGGGTTATCTGGCGGCACAGATCTAGTAGCACAATTCTTTGGCGATGTAACTCTTGCAGCTGGTAAAGTTGCTAAGGTAACAAAGGCAAGCGCATTAGGAGTTGGTAAATTAACCAATGCTAATGTAGTAGCCAAGGCTGCAGAAGATGTTACTAAGGCTCAATATGGCGTTAATAACCGCTTTACTAAAGTTCTCGATGACTTTACTAAGAACGATTCTACTTACGCACTAAGCCATCCAATGGTTAAGTCCTCATCTAATCCCGGACTACTTGCACACCTGCTAGGTGATTCAGTAGACCGTGACGAAACAGCACTTATCTTGCGTTCTGCTTTAGCAGATCCTGCAGCAATGGATGAACTACGCTTACAGCGTGCTTACATTACAGATGCTTTAGAAACAGCACGTGGTGATTTAGATGCAGTTACTGAATTTAAGTTATTTGCTGCCCCTGATGAAAGCGGGATGTTGCCGTTTCTTAACGACAACCCTGCAGTTATCAAGCAGGCACAGGATAACTACACATCTTTAATAGCATCAGATAAGTACTTTGCTAAGTTAATGCAAGTTGGCGAAGGCGGCGGTTCACTTACCCGTACAACTGGTAAGGGGCTACAGCAGGCAGAAGATTTCGTAGCGAAAGCACGTGCTATTAAGTTTTATGATAAAAAAGTTGGATCTGCAAAGATTGATGTTTACCAGCCAACTCCATTCCACCGTCTATACCAGAAAGTGTCTTGGCTAGCCGGAGAACGCCCTGCAGGACTTGTTGACTTCAACGATGCTGATTCATACCGTGAAGTCATTGCAACACTAGATCGTCTAGGGCCAAGCGATGCTATCGCTGGAACTCCAAGCAAGTTCAGACGTATTGGTGTACTTGACCAAGAGCAGTCAAACGGACTGCTTAATAGTTATATTGCCGCTGCTACTCCAGAAGAACGTTTTATTGCAGTTCAAAACCTTGAAGGAACAGCGCTACGCGCTATTGCTAATAAGCACGGTGTTTCAGAAAAAGCAGCAAATAAACTTTACAACGATTACAAGGCTGCTCGCACCTCTGCCCTGAAGTCAATTCAAGATCGTGGCTTTATGGTGGATACAGATGGCAGTATTGTTACGGTACAGCAACTGGAATCACAAAGTGCTAACTATCTACCATTAATGGATTTTGATCTAATGGATAGATTGCTTAAGCGCAACGTTAATACTATTAACGCTTTTGTTGGTCGTCGCAAAGATCAACTATTTAATTATGCAGATATCCTTCAGGATGCTTTTAAGGCTGGAGCATTGCTCCGCCTTGGCTACACCCAACGTAACGCTATTGATTCACAACTTCGTATTGCAGCCTCCGTTGGTGCTATGGCAAGCCTGCGCCACCTAGGTCCAGGAATCAAAAATATTGTTAATAACACCGTGCGAACACCTGCTCGCCTAGTTGATAAGTATCTTCCTATTGATTCAGGTATGACATTTGCTGGAGTTCAAAAAGCAAGTACATCTTTAATTCGTGAACTAGAAGAACTCAAAGGTAAGATTGGCGCAGCTGAGACTAAGTTATCTCTTAAGCCAGATGACACAGATCTTATGGGTGAAGTCAACACACTGAAGTTGCTACAGGAAGAAAAACTTGCTGTATACGAGAACTATACAAATGCTCTTAATAAGTCTAAAAAGGCAAAGCCTAAAGATCGTATTGGCACCGGATCTTTTAAGGTGACTACATCTGACGGTCAAACATATATTCTCGATGATGCCTTTGGTGGCCCATTAGGAGATATGTTCCGTAGAATTGCTTCATCTGCCAACTCATTTGAGCGTATGGTTGATAGCAATACTGATATGTACACACGCAAACTTGCATCAAAAGGTATTGGTGCTATTCGCCCTACTGATCCAGGTTACTTTGAACAATGGGCGCAAACTCTGCGTCAACAGTTTGGTAACTCAGCCGTTGTAAAGAAACTCGTTCGCGGTGAGACTATTGACGATATTGCTAAATGGCTTAAGACATCATCTGAAGGCCGTGATTTACGTTCACGTTTATCTATTCCTTCGGATGGAGTGGCTGAATACGTAACTCGCATTAGCGACTATTTTGATACATATCTACCTGTATCTTCAAACTTGCGTGCCAAGTTATCTGATATTACACCAGAAGATCTACGATCAACTTTCAAGGATCCAACAGACCTGCCAATTATTCACGGTCACTTGCTAGAAGAAACATTCTTTAACAAGTCTGAAAATGTGATAAAAAGATTTGTTAATCAAGCCTTTAAGTTACTTGCCACTCTTCCTGAAGATACTCTAGCTCGTAACCCACTTTATGTACATTTTTATCGAGAAGAGGCACGTCGTCGTCTAGACATTGTAGCCGGTCTTAAGGGAGATAAAATCTCTTTTGAAGATCAACAGAAGATTATGTCTATGGCTCACAAGTCAGCACTGCGTGAGATGAAGGGTGTTCTCTTCAACATCGAACGCAAAACTAATCTTGCTATGGCAATGAAATACATTAACCCATTCTTCTCAGCACAAGAAAACTCTTACAAGACTTGGATGAAGTTTGCTGTTGCAAACCCTGCCATCGTAAATCGTGGCTATATGGTTTGGCAGGCGCCTAACCGTGCTGGCCTAGTTACTGACCAAGAAGGTAATGAGGTTCCAGCAGGTCAGACTTCTGGTAATGACATTATGTGGTTTAGCCTACCTAAGGGAGTTACACAAGCAATTCCTGGTCTTGAATCCCTTAGCAAGTTTGGTATTCCCAAAGCCTCACTAGATATTATTTTCCAAGGTGGTATGGATGCTCTTTACAACAAAGGCAATCCTAATATGTTTAGCGATATCTTCCCAACCGGACCTTATCTTGGGGTGCCAGTTGCTGAAGTAACAAAGAACCAACCAGACATTCGTGAAAGTTTAAGTTGGTTATTCCCATACGGATATCCAAAGGATGCAATATCTGGCTTCCTGCCTGCTTGGGTTCAAAAGTTTCAAGTTCGTGCCGCTGGTCAGGATGACCCACAGTTTGCTAAGACTTATCAGTTGATCTGGAACACAGAGCAGATGCGTGCAAAGCGCAACGGCCGTGCTCCAGTAAGCCCTGAGAAGGTTCTTAGTATGACTAAGGATTACTGGAATATGCGTATCGGTGCAAACCTTATTATGCCGTTTGCTCCACGCTTTGATAGCCCTTACAAGTTCTATCTTGATAAGTCACGTGAATACAAGCGTATCTATGGATTAGAAGCAGACGCTAAGTTCCTTGATGACTTTCCAGAGTTCTTTTCGTTCTCATCAAGCCTATCAAAGAACCCTACTGGCGTTCAATCATCTGTAGCAGCTACTAAGAACATCAAGAAGTATGAAACACTTATTGGTGAGGTAGTTAACATTGATCCTAAACTGGTAGGTCTTATTGTCAATGACCCTTCAGGCTACGAGTTCTCACAGTCAGCGTATGATTACCTTTACAAGAAGCGTGTCTCTGCAGATGCTCCAGATAGGTTCCTTTCATCTCAAAGCCCTGCTGAAGCACAAAAGAAAACAGATGCTGAAAAGGGTTGGATCCAGTACAACAAGTTTATGGATCTTATTGACAATGAAATGGCAGCACGCGGTCTTACATCTATCCAGCAAAAGGGTGCAGAAGATCTATCCATTATTAAAAGCGCCTTTATTAACAAACTTGCTGTACAGACAGATCCTGAAGGCAAGCCTATCTTTAACAAGAAGACAGGCGAGTACGAACGTACCGCTTGGTATGACGACTATCTAGACTCAGATGGTTCTAAGACCAACCGCATTATTGCAGGTCTAGGCAAGATCCTTACCGATCCTGATTTCATAAAGAACAACCGGAACAGCACCACTTGGAAGTCTGTAAACCAGTACCTTGAGTTCAGAAAACTTGTAGCAAGTGAATTGCTACAGCGAGAGGCGAAGTCAATCGAAGCAAAGTCAAATGCTGACTTGAAGATTATATATGATGGAGTGGTTAACAAGTTGAAGCAAGATGACAAACTAGGTTTCTCTTATGTATATGACCGTTTCTTATCACAGGACTTAGTAGTAGATAAGCAACTTACTCCGAAGGGGGCTAAATAATGGCAGGTCCAACGCCAACTGATTCCCGCTTTACGGGTTATCCAGCGCAAACTCAACCAGATTCTTCTAGTCAATTTTCACAGTTTGTTGGCCCTGAAGTACTTGCGTTAGCAAAAGCAGCCATCGAAGCAAATGCAAGTAGCGCAGCTGCTGCCAAGCCACCTAAGTCTGGTGTATTTACCCGTACTTATACAAGCAACAATATTCCCGCTGAACTTACTCTCAAGGATACAGTCAACAAAGTATTCCAGAAGTACTATGGTAGAGATGCCCTACAGACAGAATTAGATACTTGGCTTCCAACGCTTCAAAGCAAGTACAAGTCTAAGAGTGGCGCATCAAAAAGCACCGTTAAAGAGACTTACAAAAACGGTCAACTTATTGATACCCAGTATCTAACAGCAGATAATGCAAACCCTGCAGACTTCCTTGAAGAACAGATCAAGACCCAACTTGCCTCTGGTATACAAGAGATAAACGAACTTGCTATTCCAGAAGGTCCTTCTGGCAAGTACTTCGTAGCGCTTAAGAACCTTGCAGCAGATAACGGACTTATGTTATCTGATGGTGCAGCAACATCTTATGCCAACAAGATCGTATCTGGTCAAGTAGATGAAAACACAGTCTTTAATACCTTGCGCGAAAGCGCAGCAAATGCCTTCCCTTCACTAGCGGATAAGATCAAGGCTGGTATTGACCTCAAGACTTTGGCTGATCCTTATATTCAGTCAATGAGCAACATCCTTGAAGTACCAGATACTGCTATTGACCTATTCGATCCAAAGATCCGTAACGCTATGGCGTTCACTCTTCCAGATGGCAAGGTCGGAACTAAATCAATCTATGACTTTGAAAAAGAATTAAGACAAGATCCACGCTGGCAGTACACAAATAAAGCACGGGAACAAGCAGCTAGTGTTGCTACAACCGTGCTACGCGACTTCGGATTTATGGGGTAAATGATGGCTAGACCAAGACCAGAATCAGGCGGAAAGTTTACATCTCCGACTAAAACTATCCTCAACCAATCTGGTGAGGAAGTAAAAGTATTTACTACAGGTCCTCAGGCCGGTCGTGATGCTGAAGGAAACATTGTTATTGAACAAGCAGCACAAGACTTCCAACCATTTGTTACTGATACAGTGGCACCTAAAGTTGTTCCAACAGGCCTTACAGGTGGCACACCATTAACTGCTGAAGAAATTGCTAAACTTGTTAAACAGTATACCCAAGAATCAATATCTGCTATGAACGAGCAGCAGAAGACAGAAGAGCGTCTTAGCGCTTTCAACATCCTTCGTATGGAATTCGAGCAGTATGGACTAGGCAGCCTAGTAACCGATATTAAAGACTTGCTTATGAATAATACGCCTCCTTCAGAATTCGGTTTACGCCTTCGTGGAACTGATGCTTACAAAGATCGTTTTAAGGCTAACGAAGCCCGCATTGCTGCAGGGCTTGCAGCCCTTAGTCCTGCAGAATATGTAGCACTAGAAGACCAGTACCAAAATATTATGCGTAATTATGGACTTCCAGCATCTTATTACACTAAGACTACAACTGGAAAGCAAGCAGGATTTGAGAAGTTTATTGCTGGAGACGTATCAGCAACTGAACTAGAAAACCGTATTATCACAGCGCAAGATAGAGTTATTAACGCTAACCCAGAAGTTGCCGCAGCGCTTAAAGGTTTTTACCCAGATATTACCAATGGCGATATCTTGGCTTACACACTTGATCCACAGAACGCACTTAAAGATATCCAACGTAAGGTAACTGTTGCTGAAATTGGCGGCGCTGCTACACAGGCAGGGCTAACTACTGGTATATCTCGTGCAGAACAACTTGCAGCGGCAGGCATAACAAAGGCCAGAGCACAAGAAGGATTCCAGACAGTTGCACAGGTAGCCCCACGTGGTAGCCAGTTAGCAGAGATTTACAAAGAACAACCATACGGACAGACTCAGGCAGAACAAGAAGTCTTTGGTCTTACTGGATCCGTCGAAGCGCAGAAGCAACGCAAGAAACTTGCTGGACTAGAGCAAGCAGCCTTCGGCGCCAAGAGTGGCGCAGCACAAGGTGCCTTACAGCGCGAACGCGCAGGCAACCTATAACAGACCTGCCTTAAGCCGACCGGACTTAAGGAGAGAACCTAAAACCGGTAGTCAGAGCCATACCAAACCCCCATTTGGATATGAGGCTGGCGAAATCAACTAAACGATAGGGAGATGGACTATGTCCAATTACGAGTACGAGGATGAAGACGACGATATCACTACAAACGA